GGTTGTACCAGGTGTGCAAACGCCGAAGCTATCTTAAAGCGACTGTAAAAAAGTTTCCCCTAACTAGGGGGGATTTTTTTATTTTGGTTTGATAGAATATTATTGAACAGTGGTTCTGACGCGCGGGAAAGACCGGAGAGACAGACCGGAAAGACGGTATGACACGTCGGAAAGACGATAGATTGACACCGGAGAAAGATCCGAGAAAGGAGGGCCTATGACGGCACTCAAACTAAATCTTCAGCTTTTCGCCGAGGGTGGCGAAGGAGCAGGAGAAGCAGGCACGGACGCGCAGGGCGAGGCGCAGCAGGCAGCAGAAGCCGCAGCTAAACACGCTGAGGACTGGAACAACCTGATTAAGGGAGATTTCCGGGAAGACTACGAAAAGGCTATCAAGTCTCACGTAGACAGACGATTCAAGCACCAGGCGGAGCTTGAAGAGCAGATCGGAAGGTCCCAGAAGTTAGTAGCCTTTCTCTCCGAGAGATACGGCACCGACGACGAGCAGGGGATCCTTGACGCCATTATGAACGACGACGCGCTTTTCGAAAAAGAGGCAGCGGAACGCGGTCTCAACGTCGATCAGTACAAAGAGTTCAAAAGGCTAGAGTTCGACAAGCAGCAGGCGGACGCCGAGCTTGAAGAGATCGAACGGCAGCGGGCGGTACAAGCCACATACGAAGAGTGGGTACATCAATCAGAGGCACTGAAACAGCTTTATCCTGACTTCGATCTGGAGACAGAGCTTGCGAATGATAAGTTCGCGTCGCTTCTGTCAAACAATATCGATATGCAGACAGCGTACCAGGTATGCCATATGAACGATGTTATCACCGGAGCAATGGCAACAACCGCGAAAACCGTTGCAGAAAGAGTAACCGATTCTATCAGAGCAAAGGGCCTTCGGCCGCTCGAAAATGGTATCGGTTCAGCCTCTCAACCCGTGTCTGTGAAGACAGATATAAACAATATGTCGCTTGATGATATGAAAAATCTAGCAAGAAGAGCGGCGAGAGGGGAAACGATCACTCTCCGCTGATCTTCGGAAAGTGAGGAAAAAATGAACCGCAACAAAAATATGCTGAACCTTCAGCAGTTCGCAAACCCGAACACCAACGTCACAACCGATACCGGTTTGACAAACGAAATGAAGACCTTCTACGACAAGCTGTTGATTAAGACAGCCGAGGAAGATCTTATCTTCGATCAGTTCGCAGACAAGAGACCGATCCCGGCTCACGGCGGACGTACGATCGAGTTCCGCAAGTACAGCCCGTTCGCAAAGGCGCTGACACCGCTCACCGAGGGTGTAACACCGGACGGCCACAAGATCAATATGTCCGTAATCACCGCGACCGCTTCGCAGTTCGGCGATTATGTAACATTGTCCGACCGCCTTATCCTGGAAGCAATCGATAATAACATTGTCGAGGCAACAGAGCTTTCCGGATCCCAGGCAGGCCGTACGCTTGATACCGTCACCCGTGACGTTGTATCAGCAGGAACAAACGTGCTTTACGCACCGGCAGGCTCGACGGCTGTTACAAGTCGTGCAAACCTGACAACCGCTTCCGTTATCACTTCAGACCTTATTCTGAAGGCTGCAACGATTCTTCGTACGAACATTGCTACAAAGATCGACGGAAACTACGTTGCTATTGTGCACCCGCACGTAGCAGAAGTCCTGAAGAAGGACGCAAAGTTCATTTCCTGGAACCAGTACACCACACCGGAGAAATACTGGAAGGGTGAGATCGGATCGATCCACGGCGTACGTATCATCGAGAACGCAGAGGCGAAGATCATCAACGATAACACCTGCCCGGTTAAGACTGCCGCAAGCGGCAACGATCCGGCAACCTATTACAGCGTATACGCTACCGTGATCTTTGGTGCGAAGGCTTTCGCTACCACAGAGATCGAGGGCGGCGGCCTTCAGCATATCGTAAAACAGCTCGGCCAGGGCGACGATCCGCTGAATCAGCGCGCGACCGTAGGTTGGAAGTGTACGAAGGCGGCAGAGCGCCTGGTTGACGCTCATATCGTCCGTATCGAGAGCTTGACAGAGTTCTCCGCTACCCAGGGCGCAAACTGATAAACCAAACCCCGCGGGGAAACTCGCGGGGATAACCTTTAAGGAGGTATCAAATGGCAGCAAAAGACGTGAAGCCGGAGACTAAACCGGCAGTAGACGACGGCGAAGAGCTGATCGAGGTCAACTATCCGGAGGTACCGGGTACACATTATTCGGGAGATATTTTCGCAAGCGTGAACGGCGAGAACATTCTTGTAAAGCGCGGCGAGACGGTCCGGATCCCGAAGAAGTTCAAAGAGGTTATCGACTATGCAAATAGCGAGGACCAGAAGACAGCAAAGAAGCTCGCAGAGCTCGAAGCTAAAAAATAAAACTTGCGGGGCGGCAAGCCCGCCCCTTTTTAAGGTGATTGCTTATGACTATTGAACAAGCCATAGATCGGGCCGATAGACTTCGCCCGAACCAATACTCGACGACAGAAAAAGTCAGATGGCTTTCGGAGTTAGATCAGCAGGTCTATTCCGAAGTTTTGCTTATGGCGGAAGAAAACTGGAAGCCGGTCGAGTATACAGAAGAGATTCTAGATCAGGACAATAACGTCGTAGAAACAAAAACGACGATCGATTATAACAACCTGGAGCCGAAGTTTACATTCGATGGGTACGACGAAACAACACCACTTTCGACGCCGCTCCTTATCGATGATCTGTACGCGAACACCTACACAGATTATCTGATCTCGAAGTTTGACTATTACAACAGAGAGGCAGCGGCCTATAATAACTCGGCGCTTGTATTCAACAATCAATACACAAACTACGCGGCCTGGTACAGAAGGAACCACAAACCGCGGTCAGGAAAGGTAAGGGGAATATGAACCTTCAACCGTATATCGACCAGGAAAGGGCGTCGAGATATTCAATAACAGCCTTTTCCGGGTACAACAACAACGAAAGATGTAGCGAAGCCGAAGGGTATGATGAACAGAACATATCCTCGGACTACTATCCCCTTTTTACGCCGCGCGAGCCGCGCGTCGTGGTAAAATCAGCAGAAGGATTGAAAGGCCTTCACGTAAACGAAGGTCTGATTGAGATTAAACCGGACGACGGTATAGGATCTCTTTTCGGTATAGACTACCTCTACTACGAGGGAACAAAAATAGGCACGCTCCCTGGAACCGGTAAAAGACAGATGGTTTCAATGGGGGCGTATGTCATTATTTACCCGGATAAATACCGATTCAACGTAAAGACCAGAACGCTTGAACCTTTAGGCGCAACCTTTCAGACGTCAGGAACCGTGTCTTTTTCGCTATGCACCTTCGACGGGACAACGATCTCGCCGACGGTATCGTCGAGCGCTCCTTCGAATCCTTCGAACGGTCAATACTGGATTGACACGTCAACCACACCGAACGAGCTCAAACAGTGGTCCCAGACGCAGGGGATTTGGAACGCCATTGCGTCTTCGTACGTCAAAATATCCGCAACCGGTATCGGATCCAATTTTAACAAACTGGACGTCGTGAAGATTTCCGGAGTAACCGGAACATACGCGGACACATTCAATACCGATATGGCATTATGGGACGTATCAGCAAACGCGATAGTAGTGACAGCCTTAATAAACAACGTCTTTAACAATTCCGGCATAACCATTCAGAGAACGCCGCCGGATCTTGATTTCGTATGTGAACACAATAACAGACTGTGGGGCTGCAATTCAGAGAAGCACGAAATCTACGCTTGCAAGCTAGGGGATCCGACAAACTGGACGTCTTATCTCGGAACGGCAGCAGACGCCTTCGCTGTGACGGTGGGATCTGACGGAGGCTTTACCGGGTGCGCTGAACACGGCGGCTCCGTAGTATTCTTCAAGGAACGCTACATTCACAAGATGTATGGAACCGCGCCTTCAAACTTTCAGCTTGACACGAAACCAGAAAGAGGCGTCAAGGCGGGGTGCCACGATTCAATCACGTTAATATCCGGGATCCTTTACTATCTATCCGTAGACGGAATAGTCAGATACGAAGGATCATACCCGGTGCTCATATCAAATAATCTCGGCCGCGTACACTATGAAGACGCGACGGCCGGAGCAGAAAACGGCAAGTATTATGTCTCTATGTCAGACGGAACGACGAGAAAACTTATCACATATGACACAGAGAACGGTATCTGGCATATCGAGGACAAAGGAAAAGACTTCAAGTTCTTCGTAAACTACAAAAACCGCTTGCTGTTTTATGACGCAGATAGAAAAATCATTCTGGCAGAAGGCAAGGAGACAAAGATCGGCAGCGGGACCTACACGCTCGACACAGAGCCGGTGGAGTGGGTAAGGATCTTCGGTATATCTGGAATCGATACACCTTCAAGCTCGAAGTCCTATATCGATCCGATGAACAAATATATATCCCAGTTCGTTTTACGGTTCGCCCTGGAGACGGGCGGAGAATTGTATCTGGATATAGAGTACGATTCTTCCGGAGACTTCGAAAACGTGCTGCACATAAAGAGTGAATACGAGGTATCGAGAAGAGACACGCCAGGATATAAACAGTTACGATCCCTGGAAGTGCCGGTTATACCGAAGCGCTGCGACCATATGAGATTACGGTTACGCGGCAGCGGGTATGTCAAAGTATTTTCAATTTCCAAAAAGATCGAAGGAGGCGGCTTATGATAAACCTGAAGTACACATATCAGCCGTCACATTCCCTGGACGAAGTGAACACCCAGGTCACAAACCTTGTCGAGCTTTTGAAAAACGAGTTATTGCAGGCGGCCACAAACGAGAACGTAGAAGCTGTCACGCTGAAAGTAGAGCAGACTTCCGACGATGGCCTTCAAAGGATCGCACAAGTACAAGCTGCCGTAGGTGACACAGCCGCAAAAGTAGGTATGCTTGCCACGTACAACCAGGCGACCGGATCCATCACTGTATCGGCAGCCCTGGTAAACGGTATCGAGCAATCAGATATTGTATTATCCGGAGATCAGATAACCCTTAACGGAAACGTGACGATAGCAAACAACTTCAAGTTGACCGGAAGTCATATCGTATCGGGGACGATCACAGCAACGCAGATCGCAAGTGAAACCATAACAGCAGCGGAGATACACGCAGATACAATCACGGCAAGACAGATCGCGAGCGAAACCATAACAGCAAATGAGATAGCGGCAGGGACAATCACGGCAAGGCAGATTAGTTCAAGTTACGTTTACGCCGGAACAATAGACGCAGATCAGATAAACGTAACAGACCTGAGGGCGTTCGGAGCGACGATAGGCGGCTTCGAGATTGGAACAAATTACATTAAAGCCACGTCGAATTCTGGGGAACAAATATACTTTGGAAGTTCGTACATTTACGAGGGCGCGGCGTATGATACGGGAGATTACACATTCCATAACGCGGTAGGATTCAGTCCGAACGTAACAACCGGGAAATTATACGCAGACAAATTGATGTTATGGAATCCGACGGCCGCGCAGTCTTCGACGGCAAACCTGAGAATATCAGACGCGGGGAACATCTGTAAGATCACAAGCGGAGGATCATCGAAGAGATACAAACACGACATAACGAAAAACATCAACGAAGAAATGGATCCGAAGAAACTATACGATATAGACGTAGTACAGTTCGTTTTCAATGACGATTATATCGACAAGAACGATCAGCGGGCAAGGACGCCGGTTATAGGAATGATCGCAGAAGACGTCCGGGAGAAATATCCGGTAGCGTGCGACGTAAACGAGGACGGCACGGCGGAGACCTGGAGCGAAAGGTTTATCATACCGCCTATGCTCGCGCTCATTCAGGAACAAAACGAAAGAATAAAACGACTGGAGGCCCGTTATGGAGAATAAACAGATAACGAAAGAGGATTTTATCATATCAAGACTGGCAACGAAGATCAGTCAGCTAGAAACTTTCGTTGCAGAATTGGAATTCCAAAACGCTCTCCTGATGGAGAGAATAAACACTCTCGAAAAGGAGGACAAGACAGATGGCAAAGAAGAGTAAAACAAAGAAAGGGAAGGCCGGCCAGGCGGTCCTTCAGGGAACGCTAAAGAGCACGATCACCGGCGG